TATTCTTAACAGGGCTAAATCTCATTTTGAGAGTTTAGGAGTACAATCTTTAGAGATTGAAGAATGGCCTGATGATAGTGGTAAACCCACAATTATTTATTGGAATCCAATCACACTAGCAGAAAAAAAACGTCTATTTGAAAAATCAAGTAATATAAACGATGTAGGTTTATTAGCCGATATTGTTATTATGAAAGCACTTGATAAAGATGGAAACAAAATATTTAAATCAGAAGACAGATTAGATATTATGCATAAAGTTGACTCTGATGTCCTTGCAAAAATATCAACTGCTATGGTTCAAGTCATTACTCCCTACGAATCAAAAAAAAAGTAAATACTAGCCCTGAACTCCGCAATATGTTAATAATTGCGGACAGGCTAAAAATAACTTTAAAACAAGTATTAGAAATGTCAGAAGCAGAATATAATATTTGGTTAGGTTATTTAATGCTTGAACAAGAGGAATATAACAGAAGCAGAAAAATTTAATGTCAAATTTAATTTTAAACATATTAGCAAAAGATAAAACAAAAGCGGCTTTGACAGGAGTTCGTAATGGACTTAATAATTTAAGAACTGCGGTTTTTTCTTTACAATCTGCAATCGTAGGTATTGGCGGTGGTTTAGCAATTAGATCATTAGTTAAAGTAGGATCTGAGGTTGAGGACTTAGGAGTAAGATTTAATTTTTTATTTGGTAATGTTGAACAAGGAACTAAAGCATTTGACAACCTTGTTGATTTTGCGGCTCGAGTTCCTTTCTCACTTCAAGAAATATCAGCGGCATCAGGAAACTTGGCAGTTGTGGCCAAAGATGCAGATGACCTAACTCGTATATTAAAAATAACAGGAAACGTTGCGGCAGTGACAGGATTAGATTTTGCCCTCACTGCAACTCAAATTCAAAGATCATTTGCTGGTGGAATAGCGGCCGCAGATGTATTTAGAGAAAGAGGTGTAAGAGCCTTATTAGGTTTTAAAGCTGGAGCAACTATAACTGCTGAGGCTACTATAAAAGCGTTTGAAGATACGTTTGGAGAGGGTGGAAGATTTGGCAAAGCAACTGAAGTTCTTGCAACTACATTTACTGGTACTTTATCAATGTTATCAGATAAACTTTTTAAATTTAAATTAGAAACGAATAGAGCTGGATTTTTTGATTTCTTTAAAAATGCTCTTGTAGTTATAAACAAAGGGATAGAGGATAATGCAACAGCTCTGTCTAATTTTTCTAAAGCAGTTGGTGAGGGTTTAGTAAACTTTATAAAACAAGCATTGTTAGGTGGTGCGGCTTTACTTGATTTACTAAGACCTATTTTTCAAACAGTTGCAATAGGTATTGGTGGATTAATAGATGTAGTTAAAGGTTTGCCACCAGGTATTAGAGAACTTGGTATAGTTGGGTTCTTAATGCTTGGAAGGACAGGCAAAATAGCCATCGTTGGTATTCTTGGGTTGTTAAAAGCCATCGGAGTTGATCTAGATAAAATAACAAATAGCATTTTTGGAGCAACCAAACAAACTGAAGAGTTTGGCCCAGCAATGAAAACAGTAAATGAGTTTATAAAAAAAATAGAAGAAAATATAATTGTATCAAAAGAGCAGTTAGCTGAACTGCAAAAGGAACTTAAAAAAGTAGAAGACTCTGCTGAGAAAACATTAGTTTCATTTTCAAAAATTAAAGACACAATAAAAAACGAAATTAAAAAAGATTTAGAATCTGTAAATGAGACAATAGGTAAATTTATATTAGGTGGTGTTAAATCATTTTCAAGAGCTTTAGCTGAATCTGTTGTTCTTGGTAAAAAATTAAATATGACTCTAAAAGAACTAGCACAAAAACTATTAGTTGATATTCTTGCATTTACAATTCAAATAATAATCCAAAAAAAAATAGAAGATTTTTTAGCAGATAGGAGTCTAAAAAAAGAAAAAGAAAAACTTGACGTATTAAGAGAACAACAAAAAATTTTACGAGATAAAAATAAACAAAATATTATATCAACTGCCATTAATTTTTTTAGTGGAATGGCATCAGGAGGTGCAGTTGGAAAAGGAAGGCCTGTAATGGTTGGTGAGAGAGGCCCTGAACTATTTATACCTAACTCATCAGGACAAATAACACAAAATGCTAGAGGCACAGGAGGTGGATCAGCAGTTGTTAATTTTAACATAAATACAATTGACTCAAGAGGTTTTGATCAGGCCCTTATAGAAAACAGGGGAACAATAACGTCTATTATTAATAATGCCTTAACTGAAAAAGGAAGAGGAGCTTTAGTTTAATGTCAGGAGCATTTCCAATATCAACTGCAAATTTTGAAACTATGGGTATTAAGTCTTTGCAAGACACAATTATATCTAAATCTTTATCAGGCAAAAAATTATCAAGACAAATAGATAATCAAAGGTTTGGTTTTACTGCCTCTATTATAGTTGGAAAACGATCTGATATATATGGTGAGCTTATGGCTTTTATAATTAAGCAAAGGTCACAAAAAGAAAATTTTACAATTATTCCTCCTGAAGTTGAAGATGCAAGAGGAAATGTAAGTGGAACTGTCCTGGTAAACGGAACTCATGCTATTGGCGATACAACAATTGATATTGATGCTATGACAGGAACTTTAAAAGCTGGTGATTTTGTTAAATTTGCCTCACACAATAAAGTATATATGGTGGTTGCAGATGCAACAGCAGATGGATCAAATGAAGCTACAATAACAATAGAACCTCCACTTAGAACTGCTCTAGTTGATGATTCAGTAGTCACTTATGATAACGTTCCTTTTACAGTTCATTTAACAAACGATATACAGGAGTTTGGTGTTGTAGGAGCTGATGGGTCAGGAAATTTATTATATAAGTTTGAAATAGATGTCGAAGAAGCAGTATAAAATTAAATATTTTATGAATGCTGACATCTTGGCAGAAGAAATAGTCGAGGCAGATGATATTGATGTTGAAAATCTAAACTTAAAAAAATACGACTTCCCATCAAAAAATGCTGACTACATAGTGAATGGTGATATAAAGGTTATTAGAAAGAGTATAGAAGATTATGGCAAGGACACTAACAACAGCAGTAAAGAACGAACTCCTAACAAATGAGATCAGACCAGTTCATTTGTTAACTATTGGATTTGGAACTCCAGTAAACTTAACAGATAATAGTTTTGACCTTACATCATCTATTTCAGGATCAAGCACTACATATACTGCATCGTCTTTTTTAGTTTCTGTTCCATCATTTACAGAGGAAACTGATCTTACAAAAACAAGTTTAAATATTGTTTTATCAGGAGCTGATCAAACTTTTATATCTACTTGTTTAAATGAAAATATAGTCAACGATAGTGTTGAAATATACAGAGGAGTTTTAGACTCAAATAATTCTCTAATAGCTGATCCTTTGTTATTATATTCAGGAAATATTGACACTTTCCAAATAGAAGAAACAGAAACTGAGTCTTCTGTCAGTTTAACAGTTGTTTCTCATTGGGCCGACTTTGATAAAAAATCAGGAAGGCAAACTAACAACAATTCACAACAAAGATTTTTTAGTACAGACGTTGGGATGGATTTTAGTTCACAAACTGTTTTAGATATTAAATGGGGTCGAAAATGACAACCTTTGATGAAGTTATAAACCTTTATTATAAGCACAATAAATACAAAAAAAATACTTATCCTGAATTATATTATCACATTTTACCCTCGATAAACTTGAATCAATATAAAATATTTAAAGATGAGAATGGTATTTTTGCATTTGTTAACTGGGCATACCTTAATAAAGATGTAGAAAGAGAATATAAAAACAAAGCTCAAATATATAAAAACGAATGGAATTGTGGTGTTAATCTTTGGATTCATGATATAGTTTCTATTAGAAAGACAAAAGAGGTTGCATTATGGACAATTAAATATTGTTTAAATAAAATAAAAATAAATGATTGTTTCTCTTGGATAAGAGTAAATGAAAACAATCAAATATTCAGAGTATCAAAAAAATATAAAAGGGAGTTTCACAATTAATGGGTGGTGTAGTTAAAAAGGTTAAAAAAGTATTTCAAGGAGTTAGGATTTTTAATTTTTTATCTAATATGAATCCTTTTGTAGCTCTTGGTGTTTTTGCAGTTGGGTGGTTGTTTATGAGATCACAAAAACCTGACGTTCCTGACTATGGAACAAATGATTTTGAAGAAACAGAACGTGGAATATTACTTAATAAACAATCAAATAATGCAAGTATTCCAGTCGTATATGGGGAACGTCTACTTGGTGGAACAAGAATTTTTATAGAAACTTCAGGAACAGATAATGAGTTTTTATATGTAGCTTTAGTTTTAAGTGAAGGAGAAATTAATTCAATAGAGGAAATAAAAGTTGATGATAAGGTAGTTTCTTTTAGTGGTGCTTTAACAGATAACACACAGAGAACAGTAGCATCCTCTGATTCAAATTTTTATAAAGATGGACAAAGCTATATTACAATAGAACCTCACTTTGGAACAGATGGCCAATCTGCATCTAGTTTATTGTCTACATTATCTTCATGGGGGTCGAATCACAAGTTGTCTGGAATTTGTTATTTAGCTTTAAAATTTAAATGGAATCAAAATATATTTAGTGGGATTCCTCAAGTACAAGCTAAAATAAAAGGTAAAAAAGTAATTACTCTTGCATCTAATTTATCTGAGCAAACTGCATCCTTTTCAACTAATCCAGCTTTTTGTTTATTAGATTATTTAAGAAACGAAAGATATGGAAAAGGGATTGCAACTGCAAATATAGACTTACAAAGTTTTTATGATGCTTCTCAAGTTTGCGTCACACAAGTCACTCCTTTTTCAGGAGGTAGTGATATAAATATATTTGATACAAATGCAGTTATAGATACCTCAAGAAAAGTAATAGATAACGTAAGAGATATTTTGAGAGGATGCAGAGGTTATCTTCCTTATGTGCAAGGTAAATATAGATTGGTTATAGAAACAACAGGATCTGCATCTGTATCGCTTGGTGAGGATGATATTATAGGTGGATACTCTTTAGCATCGCCAACAAAAAATTCTAAATACAACAGAGTAATAGCAACTTTCATCAATCCTGATCGTAACTTCCAAGCAGATCAGATAACCTTCCCTCCGACAGATGACTCTAGTTTGCCATCGGCTGACAGACACGCAACTATGAAAACTGCTGATGGAGGTTTCTTGCTCGAAGGAAAATTTGACTTCAAGACGATCACAAATCCATATCAGGCGGAAGAGATGGCTGAGATTATTTTAAGAAGATCAAGAGAAAGTTTAGGCCTGAATATTACTGCTGGTTTTAAAGCATACGAACTTCATATTGGTGATATAGTAAATATAACTTTGTCTAGTCTTGGTTTTTCTAATAAAGCATTTAGAGTTTTATCTATGATCTTCAATGAGGATTACACAATAAGTTTAAATTTAGTAGAACACCAAGATAGTTTTTATACATTTGCTACAAAAGGCCAAGTCTCAAGTACTCCATCAACTAATTTACCTGATCCATTTACAGTTCAACCACCAGCAAGTGTGACTTTATCTGACCAACTAATTCAATATAATGATGGAACAGTAATTGTAGCTTTAGATGTGACTATAGGAGTTAGTCCTGATTCATTTATAGATTTTTATCAAGTAGAATATAAATTAAGTACAGACTCAAATTTTATTATTTATGCACAAGGATCAGGTTTAAATCATAGAGTTTTAAACGTAATAGATCAATCTACTTACGACGTAAGAGTGAAGGCAGTGAACACTTTAGGTGTATCGTCAAGTTATGTATCAGCTCAAAGACAAATAGTAGGAGCTATTGCACCTCCTTCAGATGTCACAGATTTTTCATGTAATATTACAGGACAAGATGCACATCTATCGTGGACTGCGATTACTGATCTTGATCTTGCCTTTTATCAAATAAGATTTTCAAATAAAACAGATGGAACTGGAGAGTGGCTGAACTCTGTAAATTTAGTGACTAAAGTATCAAGACCAGCAACATCGGTGACAGTACCAGCAAGGGCTGGAACTTATCTCATAAAGGCTTTTGATAAATTAGGAAATGCAAGTTCAAACGCAACAGCTATTATATCAAATGTCACAAGTGCTGAAAATTTTAATGCTATTACATCTGTAAGTGAACACCCTTCATTTTCAGGTACTAAAACAAATGTATCAATATCTGATGATTCACTTATACTTAATTCAAGCGAGTTATTTGATTCTGCTTCAGGTTTATTTGATGCTAATACTACAAGATTCTTTGATTCTGGTGTTGCTAATGCTGACTTTTTAGCTTCAGGAAATTATGAATTTGCAAATGTAATTGATATAGGTGCTAAACATACTGTTAGAGTCACTGCTTCTTTAACTCAATCTGCAAGAAATCCAGATGATCTTTTTGATTCAAGAAGTGGTAATTTTGATTCTGGTAAATCTAATTTTGATGGTGATACACCAGCTAACTGTGATGCCCATTTAGAAATTGCAACAAGTGACGATAATTCTACATTTACATCTTTTCAAAATTTTGTTATTGGAACATATACTGCAAGATATTTAAAATTTAGAATTGTTATGACTTCTACAGATT